TCGTCTAAACTCTTGATGGCATTGATTTTCAAAGCAGCCTTTACCTTTTGGTCTTGGGTAAACTTTGTCTTGTCTAACTGCTCAATCAAGAATGCCTTTTGACCTTCGCTTACTTCGTCTTTATGCTCATTGGTAGCATCTGCATCTTTAGTGTCATCTATTGCAAACAATCCATTAAGTGCGTACTTCCTGGCATAACTACTTGCTGCTCCGGTAATCTGCGAAGCATCCATTCCTTTTTTGTTTTCTTCTTCACGAGCAAGACCCGTGCAAGTAATGTTATCTTCTCCGTTACTTAAACAAGCCGTAGCCTTTACATAAACTCGACCGCCTACTTCTATTACTTCGTCGCTTAACATTAAAGCGTAGCCGTACTTATGGCAGATAGGCTTTGCAGCTTCGATAATATCTTCTGCACTTCGGTACTTGTATTTAGCAAAAGCGTTGAATTGGTTTTTAGGTGCTTTTAATTCCTGTTGGATTTTAATTAGGCTCATTGTTATTTGTTTTAGTTATTGTATTAATTGGTTCTGCTGATTGTTGAAAATTAGGTGAACTTTCTATAACTTCCCAAGATTTAATTTCACCACAACAAGAACAAGGTTTAGCATTAACAGGTATAAATCCAATAGATTTTTCGCCCCGATTAATCCATCTTACTTCTACTAATTGATTTTCATATTTAAAAATATCTCCAAGTTTTGCGGTCTTCATATTATTTGTTTTGTATGTCTATTGAATAGTGTTCTAAAATTTCGATAATAGGTTCTTGTCTTTTCTTTAGGCTTACAAAGTACTCGTATGCCTGTGAGTATTCTAAGTACATACTCATACTATCGTATTTGTTATCTACTAAAGTATAGTAGAAAATCGTGCCGTCTGGCTTAGTTTCTTTTACAAATTCAATCTTCATATACTTCGTTTTTTAAAAGTTCAAGTTCTGCATTGTTTTCTACCCAACGAGTAAACGTGTAATCGTCATCTTCGTAATCGTAGTTTTTAGGCAATAAGGCAGGGTCATAAGGGTTTGATGTACTCCTATCCCCGTCGATTAATATGTTCCCGTATCGCTGATATTGGAACATTTGGTAGGTGGTTAAGTGTGTCATTTTGTGTTTTGTTTACACAAATATACAACAATGCACAATACAAAGTGCAAAACTATTAAAATATTTTAGAATTATTTTTGCAACAATGTTGCATTTGTACTTAGAAACGTACAAAATAACGTACAAAGTAAAGCTAAAACTTGCCAAAGTCGGTAGTAAAATGCAGCCAAAAGTAGTAGTATTACTACCTTTTTTTAATTAATCTAAGAAGATTTTAAGTGTTTTACCCCCGTCTTGAAAGGATAGTTCTATTGATTTGAAGTCGCCAAGTTCTTGGTATAAAGTTAATATCCTACCTATTGGGCGGTCATTCGTTGCGTGGTTAATTACTTCTAATCTTGTGATGTCTGGTTTGGTTTCGTTTTCCATTTTATTACCTTTAAACTTTATAAATTGTATACGGATAGTATTCTACGCAGTAAATCTTAACTACATCTATATTAGTTATTTCTTTATCATATTGTTTTATTGTATATGAATAAGAATAATAACCTTCATAATCATCAGGGTATTTTGTATAATATGGGGTAAATCCTAAACATTCAGCTTGTCCTTTATCTACACCATAATACTCATCTAAGCCTTCTTTAATTGCCTTAAAAGATGAAGCAGATAGTATAGGCTTATACTCATTTATAGCTATGTATGTTACTTTTACTCTTGTTGCCATAAGTTTTCCCATTTTATAATAAGTTGCACTTTAAAGCAACTTTTGATAATAAAGCTTGTCAGAACCCCCGTATGAATATTCAGGTAAGTAAAGCCTAAACCCACAATCGATAAGGTTATTAGCTGAAGGGAAGTTGTCTAAGGTTGTGTATGTAATGGCTATATGGCAAAAAGTAGATGCTGCTTTTAACCTGGTCTTAATCATTCGTTTTTGTATGCCTTGCCCTCTATAATCTTTTCTAACCCACGCACGATTAAATATGCAAATGCCTTTAGAGTAAATAGAACCGCAGTAAGCTACTATCTCGCCTTGGTCAATCATAACCCACCATTCACGATTGAACTGGAACTCGTCAGCGCAACCCTTGAAGTTAGGATTGGTGTAATCTAATTCCCTTAGTTGCTCGTAGGTATCTCGGTCTAATATGTTGCCGAAGCTAAATATCTTTTTGAGGCGCATTGTGTATTTGTTCAAGTTTAGTGAGGTAAAGGATTGCATCTTGCAGCTCTTCCTTTAGGTGCGTTATCCATTGACCTGTGTTTAAATCACTTCTGTCCATTGTAGTTCCGTACTTTGATTTCCCTACAAGTTCACGTCTACGCATATCTTCTATTACTGCTGCTAATATTTTACTGTCCATTATTTGTCGGTTTTGCTATGTATCTTAAAACAAGTTTTGCACTTGTATTGTATTTTCTTTACACCCGTTGCGGTTGTTCTACGAAGTGAAATAATCAAATCATCGCTTCCACATTCAGGGCAAGAGCCTCTGTCTTGTCCGAAGATAACTCCGTAATGTGTTTTAGGTTCTATGTGGTTTTTAAGTGCGTTAAATACTTGCTCTAATAACACAACGTCCTTCTGGCAGTACTTAATCATTTTAGCCATCGCCACTTTGTCCTTATGCAAGACAATGTTCTTCCATAAACTATATTCGGTCTTTATTTTAGTGCCAATGCCTAAGTAATCAGCTATATAATTTAGCTTGTTGCTATTAAATCTAAACTTTTGACGTGCTACTTTTAGCGTGTCGATTGTAACGTACTTAGGAAACATTTCTATGCCGTGAAACAAACAACGTGTTCTTATCCACGCTAGGTCGAACTTGTCGCCATTATGTCCTACTAATTCCGAAGCAGTATTGGCTACTTCTACAAAACTTTGTAGCATTCTTTTGTCATTCTGTTTGCTATCCCATTCCAAATGGTAAACTTCTTTTTCGTCTTCCCACTTATAGCAGATGCAAATAATAGCACGTTCTTTAATAATGCTATCGGCAGTTACATTAAGCTTGTAACCTGCGCTCCAGAAAAAGCCAATGTTAGGAGAGGTTTCGATGTCAAAGAATAGTCGTTTGCGTTTTGATTTTAGCATTGTTTATTTTTGGCTGAATTTATCTATTGTAGTAGTACCCATTGCAGCAATGCAAATAACCATTACGGCATCTACAAGTTTATCCGAAGGGGCAATCTCTTGATGCGTGAAGCTATTAGCTAATAAGGTAACACAGATAAATAAAGCCGATAGTAAAGCAATAACTCGCTTTGTAGACACGCTACCTCTTTCGTCTGATAATAAATTGGCTAACCATTTCATATTTTATATTTAAGGTGTGAAGTATAATTTTGACTCAGATGCTCTACGTTTTGTAAGACCTGCAAGAACTTTGCCACCTGCTTTATCCCACTTAGCAAACTCTAAAGCTATTGAAGGGTCATTAGGGTTAGCATTTACCTTCTTTAGTAAAGTAGAGCTTTTTAGGTTACCGATACCTGCGTTATAGGCAAAGCTTGTAAGGGCTGCGAATTGATTAGGAGTAACTGTGCTTTTAACTAATGAAGCAACCTTATCAGCAAACTCTTTAGCTATAATTTCAAATAACTCATTTGCTCGTTCTTGGCTAATCTTATCTCCAGGTTTAACTTTACTTGCGTCATTATAAAACGTATTACCAAAACCAATAGTCCAATGCCCTGCACTGCATTGATAAGAAGTTAATTTGCAGCCTTCGTAGAATTTAATAAGGTCTTTACCTTTGTCGTTTAATTGCATCTTATTTTATTTGTGAGTATAGAAATAATGTTAGCATAGCAAACAAAACAGAATTAAGCCTATGAAGTTTTAATTCAAAGTTCATATCCTTTTCGTACTGCTCGTAAATTGCTATGTTTTTATAATACCTATTACGATAGTCGTTTAACGTATCGTTTGATATTTTATTGCGTTGGGTAAGGGTATCTTTAAGGGTAAGTAGATCAATGCGAAGGCTATCCCTTGTTTTGATGTTAGCTTTAATTAAGCTATCTATTCGTGTGTTTTGGTAGCTTACTAAATTAGTTAGGCTATCAAATGAGTTGTTAATCTTTTCGCCTTCTGTACGGCTAATAACAATCTTATCCTCGCCGCCTATCTTCTTAACGTATTGGGCGTAACTGAAACTTGGTGCTATTAGTATCAACAGAATTAGCGGAGTCCAATTTAGCCTTAACTTCATTTAGTTCCGTTTTTAATTCTTTTACTTCTTGTTTTAAGGTAACAATAGTTTTTACTGTCTTAGTTATTACCTTCTTATTATCCTGAGAAGCCACACCCTGCACCGCTTCACTTTGCACTTGGCTTTGTTTTACTTTGTGTTGTAACTCTTTGATTTGATTGTCGGCTTTAGTTCCGCAACCTATCAAAGCTATTAATAATAAATAGCGCATTACTTAAACTTTTTAAGAGCCTTAAGGTCTACTGCCATTTCTAAACGAGCCGTACTTGCTGCGTTACTGCTATCGCTCTTACGCACCATTTCATACAAGCTTCCTATCTTTTCGTCTTGCTTTTCGTTACGCTTTGCATTGTCGATATAGAGGTAACTAATACCGCAGATACATAAAAATAGCATACCAACGACAGGGTTCTTGCTAAACTCTTTGAATGAAATCGGTAACGGGTTAGCCGATACGTTTACGCTTCTTGCTGCTTTTGCCATATTATTTACGTTTCCAAAAGAATAAGATTAGCGTAATTATCAAAATAAGGGCAATTAGAGCCTTATAAAATTCGCTAAAGGACTTATCCTTAGTTTTAGTTATCTTCGAAATTTGGGTACTTTCTGTGCGATTGAGAGCCATTGAGTCCGTCTTGGTCTGCTTACTATCCGTTTGTTTCTCTTTTGTGCCTCTTGTGTAGGTCTCCGTGTACTTAGGAATTGTAATCATACTATCCTTAGTAACCCACAAAGTATCGTAGTAAGTAATGGTCTTGGTAAAATACTCTTCCTTTTCTACTATTTTAGTTACGCTATCTAAAACGACTACACGCACCGAGTCAAAGGTCTTGACAACAGTGCTATCTAAACGCTCCGATGCCTTCTTAACTGAGGCGCAAGACGTAAGTAATAAGGCTAAAAGAATTAATCTCATTTAAGCTTTTTAGTCATTTTGTAGTAATATCGGATAGCCATACCGCCAGAAACAATAGCCACCAAACTTGCAATCAATGTGAATAGTGGTTGAATACTTGTAATGCTTATAGTAGCACTAATTAAAGATACGATTGTTGATTGGTCTGCTTGGTGGTTATTTTCCATTATAGTTCTTCTTCTTCTTGTTTGTTAAATTCGATGCCTGTAGTCCAATCTTCTAAGAAAGTAAAGTCCTGTAAGCCTTCTTGATTGACTACGTTAATTATTTGAAAGTCAAATTCTTTATCATTTAAAGCCTCGATGTCCTTAGTAAGCTTCTTGATACCTTCCTTTGTGAACCGATAAGACCCTTTGTCGTCAAGTAACAAGCAATCCTTATCGTCGGTTTGGGCATTGTCTAAACGCAAGATTTCTACTTCGGTGTTATAATCATCGTGGTAAGTCTTAAGCTTACTATAAATTTTGAAAAGCTTTTTCTGGGTCTTGGTGTCCTGATTGCCAATAACGGCATTGATGTTACTTACTAATTGTAATAGTTGTTTGTTTTTCATAGTTGTTTTTTTTGTAAAGTTATATTAGATTTCTGTATTTTCTACATAATCGCCTACGATTGTAACATTGATTTTTGCAGCTATCCAGTCATACGCATATTGGTTTGTCTGCCAATCAGCATAATCTTGCCCTTCCATTGTCAAGTTGCCTTGAGATAGTTGCGCTTGTGTATCGCTTAATAGCGCATAGTAAAAGGTTGCAGAAGTGCTTAAATTGTCATTGATGCAGTATGAGTTTAAGATAACTGCTGTACCTAAGTTTAGTGGGAATACCACTGGTTCGATTTGTTTCATTTTTATTTTGTTTTATAAGCTTGTTACAGTTTCCCAAGCTGCGCCTGTGTAAACCGCTAATTTATTTAAAGTTGTATCGTAAACCATTAATCCTGGCGCTGGTGTTACTATTGCATTTTTTTGTGTGGTAGTCATTCTAGGCGGTAAAAATCCATAAGTAGTTGATACTAAATTTAAAACAGCAGATGAAACAAAATCTGATAAAGTATGACTTTGCCCCATTACAGTCCTTCCACCACTTCCAAAAATAGAAATTACATCACTTCCTTGTGAATTAAAAACCATTCTTTGATTTCCACCACCCGATTCTGTTCTGTATGCTATACTACCTCTCCAATTACTAACACCACCACTATTATCTAATGACAAAGTTACATCACCAACTGATTGATTTCTCTGTACAGTTAATGTTGTTGCTACTTGCATTGTAGATTGCACCCTTGCAGTACCATTTACATCTAACCTAAAGCCTGCGTCTGTTGATGTATTTATTCCTACGTTACCTGTTGTTTGTAATACTAATTGACTTGCTCTACCTGCAAATGTTCCTAGTATTAATTTTTGGTCTGCACCTGCACCAAAATAATCTCCATAAATTCTTGTTTCTCCTGCCGTTGTAAGATTTATATTTAATGCTTGTGTTCTCGCACTGTTCAGAAATAATGCTGAACCGCCACCTGCTCCTACGACTTGTAATGTGTAACCTGTAGCAATTTGACTCGTCGTATTAAATAAAGCTACCCCACTTTGCATTCTAAAACCTGCATTTGTCACCCCCGTAAACGCTCCATTAGTAAACGTAGGGTTAATATCTAATCCTACTAATACATCATTGTTTGCTGCTGCTACTAAGGTAGTGTTTATTAATCCACCTCTTGCTATTGCACCGCTTGCAGTTTCAGAGCCACCTAATGTGAACTTGGTTGAAGCAAGAGCAGTTGTTGTTCCTATAAGTAAATCGCCATAAATAGCGGTTGTTACTGTTGAAGCGTTACCTATTGAAGTTGTGTTAGAACCTAATCCTACAACATCGTAACCTATTACAATTTGATTAGTTTGGGAAGATGCAAGTGGATAAGCCTGATAACCAATAAATATTGAGTTATTAACTATTGTTGCTGGTGATACTCCACCTGATATAAAAGTTCCAGCATTTGTTCCAATTGCTGTGTTATTGCTTCCTGTTGTATTAAAATATAAAACATCTGTTCCAATTGCAGTATTTTGTATTCCTGTTGTATTTGAAAATAAGGTTACATACCCAAGTCCTACATTGTAACTTCCACTTGTATTAACTCTACCTACTTGATAACCTAAAAACATATTTCCGCCTGTTCCTGTATTTGCCCCACTACCTGCTTGGAAACCAAATGCCATATTTTGATTTGTTGTACTTCCCGTACCTATTCCAAGATTCATTGTATTTAGAATCATATTCCCCTGTACTCTTGCAGTACCATTAACGTCAAGACGGAAACCTGCGTCTGTGAATGTGCCTCCGTTTTGGATTACTACATTTCCTGTATTATATATCCTTAGCTTTTCTGTAACAGTTCCAGTATTTGGAGTAAAAAAACTCAATGTTTGATTACCCGTGTTAGTTAATGATATTGCTGCAATTGCAGAACTTATAGGCCCATTTGTATTTGTTGTTAAAGTTAATTGTGCTTGTGCGCCTGCAGTTGTTGAGCTATTATATAACCTTAATTGTTGTGCAGCACTATTTGATATTATTGCTTGTTCTGTTGATATTAATGCAGTTCCTCCTACTGTTAAAGTAGATTGTAATCTTGTTGTTCCATTAACATCAAGAAGGAAACCACCATCAGAATATGTACCACCATTTTGAATTATTACATTACCATTAGAACGAACTTGTAATTTTGTGCTTCTATTTGCTCCTGTTGACCCTGTAATTAAATTTATAAGTTGTGGGGCAGAACCAGAAGAGGCATTTGACTCAGCTTCAAATTGTATAGCTGAAGCAAGTTGTTGCTGTGTTCCGTCATAAGCAATTCCAACAAATGATGCAATCCAATCTCCAGCTTGTACTGCCGTTGGAGATAATAAAGTTCCTTTTGATTTAATACTACCAAAAATCGCTCTATGATTTGGGTCATTAGATGCAACAGTATTTATTATACCGTTTGTACTATTTTCTTTTGCAAGATATATTGCAGATGTAGTTTGAGATAATATTGCATTTATAGGTGCTCCAATCCCTAATCTACCATTTACATTGTCCCAAGCAAATGCAGCGTTACTTGTTAAACTTGTAGTACCATTAAAGTAAGCTACCTGTCCACTTGCACCTGTTCCTGTTATTGGGTTAGTTAAAGCGTTTTGCTTATTGTTAAAAGTAGTCCAATCTGCACTTGATAAAGCACCACGATTAGTAGCACTTGCCGTAGGTAGATTGAAGGTATGGGTAGCCGTTGCACTTGAAATATTAAAATCCGTTCCACTTGTACCCGTTGCAAAAGTTTGACTTAATGCAGTTAAAGTATTTAGTGTAGTAATACCACCTGCATCTGTTCCATTAACCCAAGCAGTGCCGTTGTATTTTAACACCTGCCCGTTTGATGGACTTGATAAAGTTACATCGCCTAATTGTGTTAAAGTATAATCGCCCTCGGTTGCAACTACTACGCCCGTTCTACCAAACACCGACAAAACAGGGTTAGGTATAGGATAAGCACCTGCAACATTAATATCTATTTGTTGAGTAGTAGCATTAACATCTACTATTTCGTTGGTAACATTAATATCTATTACATCGTTTGTAACGTTAATATCTATATTCTGCTCAGTAGGTGTTATTGTTGTACTCATTAAATCTTAGTTATATCTTCTTGTACTAAAAAAGTTCCCCAAACGTATGTCTTAACAACACCAGAAGGGAAGGTTACATTCATATCATATAAATAGTTACCGGCTGCAATATTAACAACTTTGTTTAAAACAATTTGGTTATTACTTGCACCTGCAATAGTTATACCATTACCGCCCGTTGATAAGCTTAAATCCACTGCACTTGCGTTAGCAGTTTTGCGAACCTGAATAGTAATAGTAGAACCTGTTAAGTTTACTGCTACGTTATCCGCAGTTATGGCAAATGTTTGTACCCAACTATCGTTCCGCCAAAGTTGGATATTATATTGTGCAGGGCGAAAATCTGCGGTTGATGAACTACAAGACATATTTTAATTTTAATAAGTGTAAATTGATGGTACTTGACATCTGTCGTTTAGGTAAGGTAATTCCATTGTTATATCTATCTTAACTCCTGCAAGATAGTCAGGGTCGCTTTCGGTAAAGTAAGTTAAAGGTGCGGTGTCTCCAATATCCCAAATAGCTTTAGGGTATCTAAGCTGCGCTACAATATCTTGCCCTACTAAAGTCATATCAGATAAAACTTCGGTTTCGTTTGTCTCTTCCATTAACATTCTGTCCATAAAATAAAGGCTAAAATTGTAAGTAATATTTTTAGCGTTTATAGTCGCACCTGTTAAAGTGTAGAACATAGCAGGGTAAGTAACCTCGCCATTGCTTAAACGTTCCCACACATCGCCAAAGTAAACAAAGTTAATTTGTTCGTGGTCGTTTCCGAGTGTCGTTATTTGTTTTGTTATTTGGTTTAACGTCAGGCTCATTCTTAATTTTTTCTAAATAAACACGAAGTTTATTTTGGTTTTTTATTGTTGTTACTTTGCTCATATTAACAGTCGCTACAACCTCTATTCCCTTGATATAATTCCTCGAAGCTTTTACCTGCGCAGCAATCAAAATCGCCAAGCCAAATGCTCGTTGTATAAGCATCGTTTTCGGGGTGGATTGCATCAATGCCACTTCCAGGATTGAGGTATTCAGGGTAAGTTGTTGAATATTCTTTTAGGTATTTAATCATTCTTTGCTTGTAGAACTCGGCACGAGCCTTGTATCTATTAGCCACGTCAATCATATCCTGCATTGAAGGGTTTTCGGTATTTTCTCCGCTCTTTCTTAACAAACCTTTATTGTAGAACTGATAAGACAAACCCATTGGTAACTCACTAAGTACATAGTGTACTAAAGTATCTGCTATGTAGTTATCCAATAACGTTGTTTCGTCAGGGTTTAGTGTGCAGTTATTAATGCCGTCTTGTAAACGATTGTATAAAGCACTACCAAGCGCAGGTAAGATATAGATGTCTTGTGCGGTCTTAATTTCAGGCAATACAAGTTTCTCGTCTACGTTAGCGTGTAAGCCAGACCTGTCTTTAATATTCTGTACGCTTATGAATAATGTGTTTAAGCTCATTTCTTATTTTTTTCTCGTTACTATCATTGACTTCCACTCGTGTCTACAACTTGGACTATGTGTGTTTGTTCCTGGTAATGTGTACCAACCGCCACCACGTTCAAAAACATCGTAGCCAAGCCTTGCACTCATTTGCTGAATTTCAGACATACTATAAACCTTCTTTGCACCTACTAAGTATCTACAAAATGGTCTGCTTGTTCTAATGTCTATATTGCTAAAACCTGACTTCCATTTGTACGCATAACGTATTAAAATCTCGGTTGTTTCAGGCTTCATAGCTTCTACAATCTCGCTTAAAGGTCTTGTTAATGTTCTTTCGATTTGAATGTTTTGGTCAATGCCTTTTCCTATCTTAACCTCGGTAGCTTTAATAAAACCTTTTTCAACTAAAGTATTAATAACACGCTTTACTGCACCTACATCTTCTTTCAGTGTTTCTGCAATAACTTCAGGTGTAATATACTTTTGCTTACTAATTAAATCTAAGATATTACTTTGTAATTGCGTTACATCTGCAAACGCTTGAAATTGGTTATCTTCAAACTTTCTACGCTCACTCCATACGTTGTAGTTATCTTCGTCATCGCCAAACTCATAGAAAATTTTAAAATCTTCTTCGCTAAATTCAAGTTCTTCAGTTCCTAACCAAGTAGCTACTTCGTCATCGCTTAAAGCATATCCACCTTTTAACATAGAACTTGCTTGTTCCCTTGTTATCTTGCCCTTATTAAAATCACGAATAATACGCTGCATATTCTGCCACTCACGACCTTTTAAGCCTTTAATATGCTCGTTCACACTTAAAGGACTTGCTGCCATTGGTTGCTCGGTTTCAAGAGGCAATCCGTATTTAGTAGGGTCAATACCAAGCTTCTCTAATATCCATTCTTTAGGTGCAACTTCTTTAATTACGCTTTCGCTAAAGTCAATTCCAATAGGGTCTACAGGTTGAAGCTTTAACTCCTCGGTTACTCCTGCATATTGACCAAGCATATTAAATACGCCTTCAATTTGCATTTGTTTGTAGTGAACGTATGTGTTACGGAATATCTCGTAGCTATCACGCATTTGTTGTCTGTTTCCTAATTGACCTGGAACGGCAATACCAAACAAGTCAGGACTTGTAATTTGGTGTCCGCTAAATATGTTAGTTTGTATTAACTCGTCTACACGGCTAAAATCTTCTTTAGTTAAATCACTAGCACCTAAGTCATCAACAATAGGCTTACGAGCTGCATCGTTTACAAAAGCAAGTAAATACTTCTTGCCGTCTGCACCCGTGTACATATTGTCGAATTGTCTGCTAACAAGTCGCTTCTCTTCAGGGCTTGGCTCTCCGTTTGGTAAAGTAATAAGTTTACTAGCACTAAAGCCTGTTTGAGCATTACCTAAAACGTGCTTACTAACTTCAACATCACTTTCGATGTAGTTAAGCGCACCGAAATAACCAGGAAGGCTATAAACGTTCATTCCTGGTCGGTACTCCTTAACATAAAGTATCTGCACACCTTGTGGGTTAGCAGGGTTAAACGCATTGTAAACTTCAGCTTTTTCTTGGTTGCGTGTAAGCTTCCAATCTTCTTTATACCAAAATTGAGTATTGTCTTTATTGGTTCTAATCTTTGTATAATCACAATGCCACAATTCAGCGATTTGACTACCCATTACGCTCCAAATAACTTGGATATAAGCACCGCCAAATAGTTCTAAATCTAAAGCAACCTTTTTAGTTAGGTCGTTAAGGGTTTCTTCTCTATTAACCTTCTTAACAATATCTTGCTCTCCTGCCCAACCATTGCCGACAATGTAGTTTACCTTGCCACGAATGATAGCGTTATGCTTTGCAGATTTGTTAAATAGGTCTAATAAGTATTGCGGATAGTCATTATTTTGACCATACTGCATATACCCTTCGCCTTTTTTCTCTTTATATTCTGGCTGCTTTGCTTCCGCAAATGTCAATACTTGTATTTCCATTATTGTCTAATTGTGAATGTGCTTGTTGTTTCGTATTCGTTGTATGATATAGTAGTTCCTGAAAGTTCCATAATGCCACTTTCAAGCAGGTTTAAGCCTGTTGTATTCTTATTGGTAGTACTTGCTTGTTCGTAAACAGAGTACGAATATTGCCCGTTTAAAGAGCAATCAAAGTAATCATTGACTACAATGCTAAACTCATTAAACCTTTCTTTATATCCGCTAATATCCGTATTGTTTAATTTAATAAACTTTATCTCGGTGTTGGTGCTTCTATTCTCAAACACAAACAAATAGTTTGGATTTGTAAGAAGTTGCTTTTCAGTCAAAGTAAGTATAATATTTTGGGTTTGCCCCTTAGTTAATCTTATCACAACTATAAATATAAACTATTGCGATTGTTTGCAAAATAAAAAACCCCCGCCAAATTAATGACGAGGGCATCTATATACAAAACCAAAACAACCTAAGAACCTGCGGTGGTTAATTGACCTGCCACAGTTGAGTTTACTTCTGGAGCAAGGGCAGCTTCCGCACCTGTGAAGGTTAGAGTGTAACCACTTCTATCGCCTTCTGCCGTACCTGTACCTGCGCTACCGCCTGTAAGGTCTAAGCCTCTTGTTTTTCCTAAATACCAATATTTGTTATTGTTATCTTTGGCAACTGCTACTAAAGTGTTTTGAGCCAACAACAAGATTTCGTTTCTTGTGTTCGCTTGTAATTTATTTAATACTATGGTTAATTCTGGAGCATAAAAGATAGTTCCGTTCTGTACGTTTGCATTAACATTCTCAACTAATTGAGAAGTGCCTTTTACAAGTTCATACTTATAGAACTTCTTGCCCGATGCTTTTACTAAAGCGGTAATAACACCACTCGCTTCTGTTGTAGAAGTAACATCTGCTGCTGCTATGAAATAAACCTCAGTAATACCACCTAAACTGTCTTTACAATCTAAGGTATAATTTTGAGTTAAAGCGCAAGGCATATTGTTTGAATTAAATTAGTTTGAAAAAATGGGTAGGTGTATTTCAACCTACCCTATAAATTATGCAAGAACGAAAGCAGCAATCTCGTCTGGGAATGCGAAGTTCACTCCCATTTTAAATTCGCTTACAAAACGCACTTGGTCAGCTTCCTTAGCATAGAAGATTTCGAACTTTTCCTCTTCGTTCAATAAGTCAGTACCTAAGAACAAGTTACTTAAACGCATAGCGTAAACTTTGTTAGTTCCGTTAAGACCTGCAACTGCTACAACTTTGATTGTAGTACCAGGAAGTACGAATTCGCTATCAGCTTTTACATCAATTTGGTAATTGAAAGAACCGCTATTCTTAAGAGCAATAGTGTAAGTACGGAATAAATCTTGACCACAGAAGATAGTCATATCGTCAGCAGCTACAACTTTAGCAGGAATTGCACGATAAACACCATCAAAGATGCTAATTACGTTAGCAGCAGTGATTGAAGATAAAGGAGCACCTGAAATAAAAGTAGAAGCGTTTGCAGCAACAACACCTGAAGCAGCACCGATTAACTTCACAAGACCATCGAACTTGTTTAAGTTTACGTTCACACTTGAAGTGTCGCCTTGCCATAAAGCAGTTTCTAATTGTGCAGCGATAGTTTTAGCTTTCTTATCAGAAAATTCTTGCTCGAAAGGAATACTGTCGTACATAGAACCTGTTGGTAAAGCTTTCTGAAGGTACTTTGCTTCCAAATCCTTCGGACATAAAGCTTCATTCACTTTAATCTTGCCCGGAGTTACAGTACGTTGAGTGAAAGTTGTAGAGCCAGAAGCATTGAAACCACAAGTGCCACCTGCTTGGAAGATAGCGTCAGTTTCCATAATGTTAATTTTCTCGCTTGACTTCACGCCAACCATAACATTCCCAGCGCTCTTAATAAGAGCAGCAGTTTTTGCACCCAATACAGATGAAGTTACAAGTAGAGCTTCGTTTTCTTTTGTATAGTTTGCTAATGCAGATACATCAAATCCCATTTTATTTTATTTTTATTTGTTTAATAAAGCGTTTCTATATTTTTCAATTCTATCGTACTTCATATCCTTTGTAGTAACGTTAGAACCAAATGTTTGTTTCGGTTGCGCAATAGGTTCAGCGTTAGGTGTCTTAGTAAGTGCTTCTATAAGTTCAGCTACTTGACTAAAGCCATTCTTAACTTTTGCCTCTAATTGTGCTACTTGTGATTTTAGATTTTCGTTTTCAGAAACTAAAGCAGCGATTTCGTCTGCCATTTTTTCATCCATCTTTTTACCCATTTCAGCAGGAGTTTCGTCAGCGATTTCAGCTTCTACTTCTGGAGTTTCGATAGAAATAATCTTAGCGTTTTCGTCTAACTCGATTTGAGTTCCGTCTGCTAATTGGTGTTCGCCAGTTGGAGCAGGTGTTCCGTCAGCTAAAGTAACTACACCGCCAATAGCTAATTCGCTAATCATAACCTTTGTACCATCCATAAGGCTATATTCTGCGAATGTAACAGGTACTTCTTCGATAGGTGCAGGAGCAGGAGCAGGTGCTTCTACTTGTGGCATATCTTCGAATAAAGCCCTAATTTGCATAATTGCATCTTTTGCGTTCATCATTCTTTTTGTTTAAATATTAATAAAAGATTTTGTTTATCATTTAACCCGTTGCAATATTTCCTTTATTGCATTCATAAGTTCTTGTTCTTTGCTTGGCTTTGTTTTGTAGGTAAATAACCCTTCTACACTAAAGCCTTTAAATTTTCCCTCTTTAACATCGTTCCAAACGCCTTCATTGTCTACTTTGAAAGAACCAAACCAAGACCCGTCAGGTGCATCTTCAAATCCTTTCATTGGTAAGATACCACGACTTGCATCGGTAATAAAGCTTTCAAACATAGTAACCCCTTCTACTTGTTGGTCAGGGGAGTGCATCAAGTTTACGTTTGACTGGTAGCCTCTTTTGAAAAACTTTTGCGCAATCTTAAAAATAGTATCTTTACTAAAGACCACATAATAATCGCCATAAGTAGCATCACTGCGAAAAATAGGTACATCAGCCAACATAAGAGGTCCACTAATGATACGCTTATCTTCGCTAACCACTTCAAAGCGTTGTTGGTTTTTAAAGGCATTCCAATTCTTTTGAATAGCAGGTCTGTCTACTAATGCCACGTAATCCACCTCGGCATCGTCATTCATATCCTCGCTAATGTCTAATAAATAAACAGGTAAATCCATATTCGTAAATATTAAGTGTTTTAAATTGTTATCATTTAACCAAACCTTGCCCTTTGCTGAATAGCTGCAATCCTTTGTTGGTTACTTGTTACATCGTTCTCTACAACGTATGCCCTAACGGCTTGGTTGCCTATTGCATTAATTGTTTGGCTACTTAATGTTGTTGTTTGTGGTTGTGGGGGTGCTATTGGTGCTGCTGCTGAAACACTTGGTGCAGAACTACCACCTGTTGCAATACTACCAGCAGAACCACCACCTTTAAACTTAGCTATTGTTGTGGCTGCAATACTCGCAATACCAATACCTGCTCTAATTTTAGCAGCCGTACTTTGTGCAATAGTTAAAGGTATACCTGCTGCACCAAACTTAGAGTTTGCCAAAGCGATACTTGATATTTCAGCTTGAGTATTTACTACAATTTTAGCAATAGCTAGAGCCTTATCTGCTATAAATAAAATATTTGCTAATTTTTCATTTTCTCCTGCAAGGCTTGATAATAAATTAATACCTGCTGATGCTGCATCGAATTTTGCATTTTGTAATTCTATGTCTGCTTTCAATTCAGCATCTCTAAGTTCTTGCTTTAATTTTTGGTCCTCATTATACTTTTGTATTGTATAATTGGTAGTTTTAGATAAATACTCTTTTTGTGCATCAAATTTCTTATTATCTTCTTCTTCTTTTTTCTTTTTTTCTTCTGCGTCTAATTTAGCAATTTCTTTTTGAGTTAAAATCTTTGCATCGTTTGCAATACGTCTCCTTTTATCGTATTCTGCTAATGTATCTTCTGTAAGCTTTTTTTCGTCAGCTATTCTTTTTTCAATTTTTGCAGACTCCTCTTCGGCTAATTTATCAGAAATACCCTTAGCGGTTTCAGCAGCTTGTTTTGCATTGTCTGCTCTTCTCTTTTGTTCTTGTGCATCTAAAACCTGTCTTTCAACTCCTAATTCTCTAAATCTTTTTTGTTCTTCTTCTGTTAGCTTACCTGTAGTTGCTAATCTACTTCTTAAAGCATTAAGTTCATTTTCTCCTTGCTTTTTAGTAAGTTCATAAATTTCTTTTTCTTTGCCACCTTGAGCAGTAAGTATTTTAATTCTTGATTCAAGACCTTCATTAGTTCTTTTAGTTGTTTTTTCTAAAGAAGCTAAAGCCCTTTCCGCTTGTGATGTAATACCTACAAAGTCAGTAACTTTTTGAACTATGCTTGTAAAAATTTTACCAACTTGATTAAGACCTGGAATAAACTCAAGAACGGCTTTTTTAATCTTATCAAAGTTAGCAGCTACCAAACCTAAGCTTACAATAAGCAATCCTATACCTGTTGCACCAATCGCACCTTTAACTGCTTGGAATGCCTTTACTGCCGTGTTTCTAAACTCTCCAAAAGTAGAACTAATGGCATCTTTAAACTCGGCTAAGTTTTGAACCGCATCTCCAATAGCAAGTGCAGATTGTATTTTTGCTAATTGTTTAATAGTATCTTCTCCTGCAAGACCCGTAAGCTCTAAAGCACCTTGAACACCACCATAAGCAGCAGATAGGGCAGTAATTGTTTTAGCTGCGTTATCAATACGTCTATTATTTTCCTCTTGCTTTTGGTTTGTTAGGTCTTGAAGTTGCAACAATCTTTTTTGAGCAGCTTCTACTTCTTTACTATTTTCTCCGTATTGCTGACCTAATTCTTGTACGGCTTGGGTAGTTTGGTCTATCTCCGACCTTAGTTCTTTTATTGATTTTGTAGCGTCATTCGATTCGACTGTTACGCTAAAACCTACGTTAGTTGTTGCCATTAATATCTTGTTTCTATTACTTTAAGGAATGATAGTTTAGTGGTGTTGTATTCCATTGGGTTGTAATTCTCGACCTTATTAAGCCTAAATAATACCCCGTCTATAAATACATACTTACTAAAATCTAAGTTAAAAATGTCTATAATATCAAGTAAACCATAACAAGTTAATAGCTTACTATCCTTGCTTGTTATCTCAGCAAGGTAAGGACTATGATAAGCATTAAATACGTTTACTTCTGGGTATCTATTAGGGCTAAATTGTATCTCTTTAGGTGCGCCAAAGTTAATATCGTTTTGTGGGTTAATAGGGTCGTCTAAGTGTCCTGCATAACCATAAGAAGTATAAGAACCTAAGTTATGATTTACATTCTTAATATGCCAAGTGCTTACGCCTGTTATCTTCTTTGTTTGCATTATACGAATGATGCTATCCATTCTGTCCTCTGCATTGTTACTATTTGATTTTTTATAGATTGCAGGAAATACTTTATCTTCTCCTGTTGCTTGATAAAGTACAGATGCAGCAAATATAACTTCTAAGGTGTCGGTTTCTTTTACAAAGTCAAACTCAGTATCGTAAATAAAATCTCCATAACCTTCCGTGTACTTCTTGCGATAGTTTTCGGAATAGAAGTCATTGTCTTGTTTAAACTTATAGTTATAGTAACGAGCATTAACCTCACTCATAGGCTTTATGCTTAAAGGCTTTGCTCTATCTATTTTGTTAGTCCAATCTTCTGCATTAGCCGATACTTCAGGATAAAAATCCACATAAGGACTAATAACCAGTTCCTTGTCGTTAAACTTATTCTCATACACATAAAGATTAAACATCTTAACAATGCTTAAAAAGAAATCACTTTGAAATATACCCCTTGGGATAGTTTCATTTATTTTAATTGTTTCTCCTAAGTTAATTTGCACTTGTGTAGGTGTGCTTGTAGTTACAACTAATTCTCCTAATGTAATGTCAAGTATAATTCCGTTACCTAATATTTGAACCTGCATTGTATTGGTATTAGCAAACGTTATATTATTAACTGTAAAATTGCAGTTCATAAACGTGCTAACACTTGCATCAAAGTCCTGTCTGCCTATTTCTGTTCCGTTCTTTTTAAGTATAACAGAATAGTTTGGCAAACTTGGGTTAAAAAATGTTACGTTACCCCTTAATAAAATATTTATATCTGTTGTAATATTTACACCACTTGTGTATGTAAACAACTGACCTAACCCATCAAGTGTAAAACTACCTGCCGTAATTAAAGTATATTCTACAATATCACTTAAATTAGTGTTTATAGTAATTAGTTTAGCTGCTGCGCTTAAACTCGTATTATTTAAAGCCGTAATTTTAGTTTGATTATGTGGAATAATCAAGCGTTTAAATATAGGCTCATCAAAGAAAGGGCAGTTAAAAGTATAATCTGTTCCTGCAAATATCTTTTGAATATATTCCTTAACATACAAAGCAGGTCTAAAGGTTGTGTATTGAAAGTCCTTTTTAGCCACCCCGTGTCCACCTGCGCCACCTGCACCATTACCCGTACTAACATCTCCGTAATCTATAAGCGGATAATAATAACCTGAACCACCAGGATTATCCCAACTATTGCTAATATTGGCTACGCTATAAGTATGGTTATAAGCACTAAAATCTAAATCATCTTCAGCATTAGTATTACCTGTTAATCTTTTATTGCCTAATGTAGTAATAAATCCACCTAACTCCCCCACAACACAACATTGATACTCGATTGTTTCTTTGTCTATAATTATTTCCAATATTCGTAAAGTGCCTTTGAATATCTGCACCTTATCTACAAAGATTTTGCAGTTAGCTTGTTTAGTTACGTTGTAATTATAACCTACGTTCGGTAAGTCATTATCGGTAAAGTTAGCGTTATTAAGTTCGAAGATGTAACCAAATATTGCGTTATTAACTCCCGTTCCTGGTATGCTAATTGTTTTGCTATAAGAAGTATTGCGACTACCGAACTCACTTACATCATCAATGGCATAAGTAAACTCGGTAGATATATCTTGCAATAAATCAATCTTCCTATCTTCAACGTATATTTCGGTACTAATCATTATCTAAATTGGCTTGTTAAGTATCTTCCTACTTCTATTTCAATATCAAAGTTAAATAGTTTGTCTGCGCTTTCTAACTTGTAATCGTAATTTGTTGCACTTATGGTAACAGGGAAATAAGCACCAAGTACTTCCATATAAACAATAGGAGACGATACAAGCTGAGCCAACCAAGAATAATCTTGTTCGCTAACCCAATCGCTAGTAAGCTTATATTTATCCTTATGCTGAATAGCATAGTTGAAAGTCGTTTCGTTAAGCCTGTTATATCCATCTGAGTTTTTCATTTGTCCACCACTTAGTTGCCAATCGGTGCGCCTATATGATGCTCTTTCAAATTCGCTTGACCTTTTATTAACTAAGGTAAAGCTCTTTGTTTCCCAACCGCCTAAACGATTAAGGAACTGCAAGTTATATTGTTGGAACTTAGGATAGCACTTTTGTCTTAGCTTGATAACTCTTGATTGAGTAGAACCACGCTTTAAGTAAAAGTTATATCCGTAAGTATTTGCGTTAATAATAGTAGAACCTGCAAAAGTATTTATGTGTGATGCTTCTAAGTTAAATAAGTTGAACTGACCGCTTAACGTAATGTTGCCAGATACAGTGCTTGTTACGGCTTCGCTTTCGTTTACTACTTCTACCCAAGCTGAATAAGTGCCTGAAGTTATCTTTAAGAACGATGCGTAAAAATTATCTCCGTATTCGATAGCTATGTTACTTAAATCCCTTTCGGTTAAAAAGTTATCCTTAAAGTTTTCTAATTGTAAACTGCTATAATAGGTAGCTAAATCTAAATAGGTTTGGCTTTCCATAAAGAATACATCGGCAAACAATGGTGGCACAAAGTTATAGGCTGAGTAGCTGCCAGATGCTAAGTTAGTAGTTGTAACACCGCTTACCTCTTCGCCTATCCTTACTTGATAATCTACTTTGATTTTATCGTTTGAAGCTACAAGTATTGAGTTGCCTGAAGGCTCAAAGTAATTAGTTACCGAACTTCTTACTATTGGTGCTGCATCAAATACGCCATAGCTACCCTCTGCACTTGGGGCAGGGAATACTTTAGAACGTATTACTTGGCTTCCGTTTATGTATACATCATAAACAAACTTAAAGTTTGTAGTTCCGCTATTTGTAGAACTTGAAACAAACCATAAGTTTTCGTGCATAGACGAATATGGTGCAGGGCTACTTGTTATTGTTATTGCCATTTGTTATTCTAATTATTTTTAATTCAAAGTCGCTTCCTAAAGCGGTTGAAACATCGTTTCTAAATTTCTCGTTTTCAAATACTTGTGTAACTGCGTTTGTGAAGTAATTTGTAGTTCTTAAACCTTTTCGGTGTATGCTTCTTGCTATTAAGAACGCAAGGCTTTTACTATCTGTCAAAGCTTTTTGTTCCGTACCAAGCTTTGTATACTTTTTAACTGCTACCGATTTTAAACTATTCTGTTCAATCCAAAGTTTAATATTGTCAATAGGTACTGACTTCTTATTTTTTTTGAATTTAAAACGAGTGTTAGGGTTAGCTTTTTTGTTATCAGTACCTAAAACCCCTTCGTCTACAAATTCAAAGTATTTAACTTGTTCACTATTTATTTTGTAACCTACTTCTAAAGTATATCTTGTACCAAACTTAACCACAACAGGTATTGCAGGTTGCGCTAAAGCACCAGAAGATATTGAGTTACTTTCCCTTAAATTAGCTACAATAGCATCATTAAAAGCTTGACCATATAAAGCAAGGGTTTCTTCTAATATAGGCAAACCTATTTCATCGCCAACTGCTAATGGCTTTAAACCAAGCTTTTGTATAAACTGGTCTCTTAATGCTTGTTGTTGTGCTGAACTAATACTCACTCTAATAAATATAAGGAAGCTCTAAAAATAACTAACCCCACCAAAAATGGCAGGGCTACTTAAGTTTCCTATGTTGCTCCTTATCGTAATCGGCTTTAGCCTTTAGATAGGATAGCGTGTTTAAGAATTGTATTGTGCTTAGTTCATAGCTTTGGTCAACTGTGATATTTTCGTGGTCGGCAACAGATTTGGCACAATACTGCCATCCAAAATCTCGCATAAAGTTTGAACCCCCTTTAGTGCCAACTCCGAAGTCATCCCCTGATTCATCATTTCCTTTACCAAATAAGCCTTGGAAACTTCTATCCAATTTCTGTATACTTGATAAAAAAAAACAATGGATTGGTAAACGTGCATAAAATTTGCCCCTTGTAAGTCCTCGGCATACTCGCTATGCTTGGAAGCATCGTATTTGTCATCTACCCATTTGCCGTACCAAGTTTTGCGTTGAGGAATAACCATCGAGGCTGCTAACTTGTGCAGGTTACCAACTAAGTCCGTGCTAAATACTTTAGTTTCTATGTATCTGGCTGCTTTAATTTGCTGCACATCATAAATAAACCTGTAACGTTTTCCGTTTACTTCGGTGTACTTAACAGGCTTACCTTCAATCTTATCGTCTAAAAAGGCTAAATTTACCTTTAATTTATTAAACTCCCCTACGCTTAAGCTATCTACTTGCGTGTCGGTAAGGTTATGCAAAATACCTACAAGCTTACTTTCTACGTCTAATGTAGTCCAATCCTTCTCAGGCTTAGTTACTATCGGATAAATCTGTTGGTACTGCCAAACTGTTAAATCGTTCCAAGTCATTTTCTTAGTTTTAACATTATCTCATAAGCAAGATGCCCACCTATGTAGCATAACGCTGCCAAAGGTAAGCAAATTGCAAAGAAGTACAATATTTTTATTACTTTAATGATACGGCTACACTTGTTGTGCTACTCTTAGCAGGTGGGTAAACTCTTGTAACCTCGCCAGTAACTCCGTTAATAATATCAAGACCTTGATGCGGAACTTTTTTAAGGAACTCTTCCATATCCTTTTTGGCTTTAGCTGCGCTATTGTACTCGGTCATTATCTCATCGTAAGCAGGACTTTCGCATTTGGTGTAATCGTACTTAACCCCTACTTCCCTAATGTTAAACTTTGCGCTCATATACTCAAAGTCCTTCCCGTTTAATACGGCTGCTTGTAATACTGCGTCTTTGTAGTCCTTATTTGCCTTTAGGGTTTCAAGCATATCCTCTAAGGCTTTAACTTGTAGATGTGTTTTTAACGGGTCAAGTTCCCCTGCGTTTAAGCGTTCAATTAATTGGTGGGTAAACTCCACCCTTTGTTCTTTTGTTGTTTCGAAGATTTGTTGAAGTTCCATTTTATATTGTTTCGGGTTTGTAATTATCTATGTCAAAAAAGCCGATTTGTGACTTATGTTCTGGTTTTCTTAATCTACGCTTAGAAGGTTCGTAACCCTTCTCGTTGCAGTAAGTAAGTATTTCCAGATAGGTAGCATCAATGTTAGTCATCATTATGCTAATCGGCTCACTTGCGTAGTATTTGTCTATATATTCTTTGTTGCTTTGGGTCATAGTTTTTAATTGTGTAGTCAAATAATGCTGCCATTACAAAACCTGTTGCAATTAGCAGAAGGCAAATAGTGTAAATCATTTTGAGTAGATGTCTTGTAATTGCCCAATAAGGTAACAAGCTACTAAAAATACGGCTAAAAGTTGTGCGGTTTCTTTTTTCATTGTGTTTAGTTTTGTGTGTTAATCATTTGTACTTGGTAACCTAAACTTAA